CTCGTAATGTTTGCGCAATCTCTCGCACAATTCCCGCTCCGCATCGGTGCGGGCCGGTCGCAGGGTGCGGAAATAGTCGCGGCTTCCGTCGCTGTGCTGCTCTTGAAATGTGTAAAAGGTCAGAGGGTATCGCGAGCCGTCACTGTTTGCATATGCAACCTCAGCCCGTCCAAGCGCGTTTATTTTGCATACTGCCTTTATAGTTTCCATGATTTATTACTCCTTTATAGTGGGTTTGTCTATTAACTTCTGGTCAAGTTATGTTCTGCCATAAATGCCAAGTTATCCGGTGTTAAATCTTCTTCTGTGCATTTCATTTCTTTGAAGCCTGTTGAGTAGTTTCCAGATTGAAACAAATAGAAGCCGTTATCGTAACCGGTATAGATGTAACCAGGCGGCGACAATTTGCGGCATATGGTCTTATGGTTTTCTATTGGCCCCATATCAAACTCCCATACTTGCAACAGGGAAAACGCGGCGAGCTGCATCCCAGTCGCATTCTCCGATTAAGTCCTGAATGATTGAGGCATGCAAGCCTTGACTATTAATGCCGTCATCCTCTACACCCCATACGCCCGCGCTGCTATCGGTTTTTTCGCCGTTTTCGTCGAGTAACGTTACGACAATCCCGCAATAGTGCCAGTCCTGAGCAACAAAGCGACGCAGGTGTTCAAAGTCCGCCATTGCTGCCATATGCGCCTGCTCTCCCGGTGTTTTCCAGTCATACGGAGCAGCGTTCCATCCATCGCGGCGCGCAATCTTCACGGCTTCGGCGAAGTCGTATATATAGGCATAACAATGCCTGTCCGGATTGTTTAGCAGCATTTCGCCTGGCACCTTGCTGATATATCCGGCGAAATTGCGCCCGCTATCCATGCGTACAGGGCCGTGACCGTCTTCATTGTCCCATGGCGCAGGCATGTCTGTATCGTAAAACCACTCGACGCGATAAGTATTACCGTGTTGCTCTATTTCTTCGGTTTTGTATGCGTTTGACATGATGATTATTCCTCTATATATATGTGGATCAGTTAGGCGCGGATCAAGTACTCATTGCCGTCAAAGTCAACGGACATGTAATCTTCTTCAGCCTCTCGCGCTGCGCCTTCGTAATCCATCTCCATGTGACGGTAAGGCCAGTCGCCATTTTTCACGCCTTCGGGCATCGGGTAACATTCATCAATTAACTGTATGATGTACTCGACAAAGTAATCACGGCTAATCAGTTGCTCTCCGTAATTCCAGTCCGGACTGCAGTCTGCCTCGTCGCGTAACTCGCGCAGCTTGACGAGTTCATATGCTTCATCGTGCTGCGCGTGTGTATCGTCTTTGCTTGTCTCTTTTAGCCATTCTTCAAAGTCAAGCGAAGTGCAGCCCGCCTCTGTATCGTCTTCGTGTACCGTTTCCAAGTCGCTCTCTAATTCCTCAATGCGGGCGATTACGTCGCGGCTGTCAATTACGTCTGTATTGTTGTTAAAGTCTGTCATGATAATTACTCCTCTAAGTTAATTGATCCGGTGTTACTGTGGAGCATTTTAGAACAGCTTAAATCATCCTGTCAAGCACTTTTTGATTAAATAATACTACCTTTTTACAGTGGTAGTATTTAATGCTCGATAGAATTGCTCGACCTTTGGGGGATTATTGGGGGACTTTGGAGGGATTATTGGGGGATTGTTTGAGGGTTACACAGATTTTGCAGATTGTCTTTTACTCTTTATAAATGAAGAAGTTATGGAGAGAATGTTGGCCGGTGTGCTGCTCTTTGGGGGATTGAGTGCCTCAAATTGAACCAGCAGCGTTTCGCGATGCGATTCGCACAGGATTTGCACGTATTTCAACCCCCCATAATCCCCCAAACCCCCAAAACTGCAAAAATGATGACACTGTTGCAATTTGTGCGGATCAGGGAAAAACAGACACACTTAATCCGTGACAGTTGACAATCCCCCGGTGGTGGCGTAAGTAGGGCGCAGGGCGTGCGGCCCTGATTAACTGAATAGGAGATACAGAGATGCCAGTAACGAAGACGAAGATCACCAAAGGCCCGAATAAGGGTAAAGTAAGAGTGAGTACACCAGGCGGGGTTAAAGCCAAGGCAACCACACCAGCGAAGGCAGCAGCACAGCAGCGATTGCTGCAGGGTGTAGAGCATGGATGGAAGCCGACCGGGAAGAAGACAGGCAGCAGGAAAAAGGGTTAGAATGCTGCAGCAGTGTGGCACTGATACAGAGCTGCACTGCAACCATTCAACAATCGAAAGGGCGCAGCATGGCAAAAAAGATAAACATCCGCACTGATCCGCGCTTCGCCGGGTGCAGTGCAAAGGAAGCAAAGTTCGTCATCGAATATGTTAAAGACTTCGCACACCGTCGCGCTGCTGAGGCGTCCGGCTTCGATCCAGACAAAGGCGTGCAGCTAATCAAACAGGATAATGTCGCCAATGCAGTTGAGCGGCTGATTATAGAAGCGGCTGACGAGGCACAGCTAGACGCGCAATGGTTGCTGTATGAGCTTGTCGATAATCACCGCATAGCACGGCAACAGGGCAACATTGCGGCAAGTAATCAGGCATTGCTGACACTGGCAAAGCATGTGAGCATCGATGCGCTCGCAGCAGACAAGCATGAAGTCAAGGTGACAGATGAGCAGCTAGTAGCGCGATTGAAAGCAGGCCGCGTCCGTGTTGCTGTGGATACCGGAGACGGCGAAGCGGGTCAGCCCATTGTGCAAGTCGTCAGTTTCCTATGATGAACGATACACCGATAGAGCTGCAGCTTGCGGAAGAGGTTAGCCGCTACTATGCAGACCCGCTTGGCTTCGTGCTATTCGCTTATGAATGGGGCAAGGGCGACCTGGAAGGTCACGACGGCCCCGACCTATGGCAGCGCAGAATATTAACTCGCATCGGTGTAGAGGTGACGGCAAGAGGCTTTGACGGTGTGATGCCAGTCGAACCGATTCAGTTCGCCACGGCATCCGGTCACGGTATCGGAAAGTCTGCACTGTGCGCCTGGCTGACTGACTGGATCATGTCAACACGTCCGCATAGCAAGGGCGTCATCACTGCCAACACAGGCGACCAGTTGCGCACTAAAACAATGTCAGAGTTGGCGAAGTGGACGAAGCGATGTATCACGGGCCACTGGTTCGATCCGAATACCATGAGCATGACACACAAGGCATACCCGGAAACGTGGCGCGTGGATGCGCAAACTTGCCGCGAAGAAAACGCGGAAGCCTTCGCGGGGTTGCATGCTGCAGAAAGTACGCCGTGGTATTTATTTGACGAAGCGTCAGCGATACCTGAAAAGATTTGGGAAGTTGCCGAGGGCGGAAAGACTGACGGCGAGCCCATGCACTTTGTATTTGGCAACCCGACACGAAACAGCGGCACATTTTACGAATGTTTTGGGCGGCAACGTCATCGCTGGATCACTGAGCAAATCGACAGCCGCACGGCGAAGATGCCGAACAAAACACAGATTCAGAAGTGGATCGATGATTACGGTGAGGATAGCGACTTTGTGCGCGTCCGTGTTCGCGGCGTGTTCCCCCGCGCGGGTGATGCGCAATTCATCCCGAGCGATTCCGTCCTTGCTGCAATGAAGCGCGGTCCAGGTCGCTACCTTGGAACTGATCCATTGATCTGTGGTATCGATGTATCACGCGGCGGCGGCGATGATTCAATGATCCAGTTCAGGCGCGGGCGCGATGCGAAGTCCGAAAAGGTGTATCGCATCCCTGCAGAAAAGTCACGCGACAGCATGAAGCTGATCTCGCTCATTACCACTGTACTCGATCGACATATACCGGACGTGACGTTCATCGATGAGACAGGGTTAGGCGGACCGATTGCCGACCGGCTCAATCAGCTTGGCTATCATGTCATCGGTGTGAACTTCGGAAGCCGTGCGGACGATGACAAAAAGTATGCAAACAAATCTGCAGAGATGTGGTGGCGCATGCGCGAGTGGTTAATGAAAGAAGGCGCAGTGCGCGACAATGCGCAACTTGAAGCAGAGTTGACCACCCGCGAGTATTACCACAACAAGCGCGACCAGCTTGTAATGGAAAGCAAGGACGATATGAAGAAGCGTGGCCTCGGCTCCCCGGATTGGGCTGACGCACTGGCACTGACCTTCGCCTATGCTGTGCCGCCTCGTGCGACCGAGCGAGGGATGCTTGACGCGGGGCTGGGAAGCCGTCAGAATTTCAGCAGTTTGAATATGAACCCACTTGACGCACTCGACAGGAGAAATTGATTATGTGTATGGGCGGAACACCTCAAGCACCAACCCCACCGGCAATGCTACCAGAAGCACCGCATACCCCTGTGACTCAGATGTTATCCGGGGCGCTGAATGCTGACGCACGACGCAAGGCGATGGCGGCGGGATCGGGCGGCATCTCGACTATCCTGACCGGTGCGCAAGGATTAGCGCCGTCGCAACAAGTACAGGGCGCAACGAAGACTCTGCTAGGCGGTTAATGTGGCGACCGCCAACGCAGTATTAGATGTTACCCAGTATGTCAGAATAAATTCTGGCTATAACTCCATTCTTCTCGAATCGCACCGTGACGCAGTGCGGATTGTTCAATCTCCAACCAAACCATCTACAAGTAATACAGCATTCCATGTATTAGCAAATGGTGAGTCGCTACCATTCCAGGTTCTTGATACGAACCTGTGGGCGCTTGCGATGAGTGACAAGTGCCGCTTGACTATCACCGAGTCATCGAAGGGTGCGCCGATATCCTTCGCAGACAGCGCGTTCATTGACGCATTCGGGAGGCTTCGTGTATCACAGCCTCAAGGCGTATCTGAAAACAATAACGCAACCGGGCGCAATCGTGATAACTGGGAAGAAATCATCATCGGGGTGAAGATTCCATATACCGGGCTAGTTGGTACATTCACAGTTGGGGAAGAGATACGCGGAACATTGCCCACAGGTGAAATCGCAATCGGGACAATTACTGCCGATACTGGAACAGAGTTGACCGTGACCTGTGACCATAATGACTTTCAGGCAGGCGATACGATCACCGGTCAAACGTCAACCGCAACTGCTACAGTTACTTCAGCGAACACTGGCGCAGATATTCAACATGATTACAATAAGGGCGGTGTGCTTTTGAAAGTCACTTCAGCCGCAACTGACTCTGCACGTCGTCATCAACAACATCGCAACTTGTATGTGCCTGGTAAGTCACATCGTCCGGAGATGACATTCAAGATAGGTACATCGACTGACCTGTACTTTGTAAAACGTGATTCAACATCCGGTGTGCTGGTAACAACAAAGATACATCAGAACGACCCAGCAAAGTCAACAGACGGCGTGAGTACGTGGAACTGCGACAAGATGGATGGCAGTGGTAAATCAGGTATTACTCTCGATCCAGCAATGGTCCAGATACTCAGTTTCGATCTGCAGATGCTCAAGGTTGGTCGCGCTCGCTGCAACTTCAATATCGACGGCATCGCTTATAAGGCGCATGAGTTCCTGCATGCGAACAAACAATCATCACCATACATCAGAAACCCATCTCAACCGATTCAGTATTCGATTCACAATGATGGAACCTACACATACAAGCGAATCGGATATTTCCAGAATGATGATGGAATCTATCTTGAGTCCGTTGAACTGACTTCAGGAAGCGATCTGCAGCTTGAGGAGATATGCTGCTGCTGCGAGAGTGAAGGCGGTTATCAATTACCAGCGCGGCAATATTCAACTCCGATCACATGGGCTGATATCCGTGCAGGTATATCCGTACGTACTCCGATACTCGCGGTCAGGTTGAAAGCAAACTGGCCCGGCGCCGGTAATCCGAATGAATTGCAGGCCCGCATATTGGATTTCGGAGGAATCTCTTCAACAAACGATGCTTTGATTGAGTTATGTCATATGCATGATCCATACGATATAACTCCGGGGGCGGCAGGCTGGCGTGATATGGGAGACAGCGGGCTTGAGTATTGCACCACCATTAGCGCGGTAAAAGGTCGTCCAGAGCATCTAATCGATAACGATATCATTTCTGCAGGCGTGGGTCAGAACATACAAAGCCGTACAATATCTCAGGAATGGCTGGACAGTAACGGTGTAATATCGCAAGATTCGTCCTCAAGCAATTCGCAGATGTTTTTGATTTACGCTACGCCGAGAACTGGTACAGCAGATGTACTCACGTTCATTACAGTAATGGTATCAGGATAAGGAGAGGCACGATGGCTGCTGAAGTGAAAAAGTATAACAAGCGTCTTGAAGCATTGCGGTCGGAACGCTCGACGTTCTATCCAATGTGGGCCGAACTATCCGAATATCATCTCGGTCATCGCGGTCGCTTCCTGACATCCGATCGGAACAAAGGGTATAAGAAGAACCTGAAGCAGATCAACAATACCAGTCGCCTGGCCGCTCGAACCCTGGCCGGGGGGATGATGGCAGGTATCACATCACCGGCGCGTCCGTGGTTCAAGATGGCTACTTCAGACAGTGACCTGAATGAATATGGTCCAGTCAAGGACTGGATGGAAGCAGTGCAGAAGACCATGTACGAAGTCTTTTCACAATCGAACTTCTATAACACCTTGCATCAACTTTATTCCGAACTCGGTGTATTCGGTCAAGGCGTGATGGGTATGTACGATGATTTCAATAACGTCATCGATTGCAGGCAGTACACTATTGGTTCATATTTTCTCGCATTGAATGAAAAGAATCGCGTCGATACTTTCTATCGTGAGTACGAGATCACAGTTGGTCAATGCGTAAAGAAGTTCGGCAAGGAGAATTGCAGCATCTCCGTGCAGAATCAATGGGACAATGGTGGAAGTGAGAACTGGGTTCAGATCGTTCATGTGATCGAACCAAATGACGATCGTGATCTCATCAGCCCGTTGGCAAAAGATAAAAAGTTCCGCTCTGTCTATTACGAAAAAAGCAGCAAGACCGCTGAGAAGGATAATCAATTTCTTCTTCAATCTGGCTTCGATAATTTCCCGATCATGTCTCCTCGTTGGGATGTAGTCGGGGAGGACGTGTATGCTATGGATTGCCCTGGCATTGTTGCACTCGGCGATACGAAGGCACTCCAACTCGGTGAGATGAGAGCATACCGGGCGCTCGATAAGATTGTTGAACCTCCGCTACAAGGCCCAGCTTCGATGCGCAATGCTGGCGCTGACAAGACTTTGCGTGATGGAGAGATCGCATGGGTGAATGATATGACCGGCGGCGGTCTGAAATCAGTTTATGATTTCCGTCCTGATCTGAATGCAATGGTCGCTGTGAATGATCGCGCAGAGGTTCGGATCAAGAAAGCGTTTTACGAAGACTTGTTTCTGATGCTTTCTGAATCCGATCGTCGTCAGATCACGGCTCGCGAGGTGGCTGAGAAACATGAAGAGAAACTGCTAATGATCGGCCCAGTATTGGAACGGTTACACAGTGAACTTCTCGATCCTGTGATCGAGAATACCTTCTATCGTTTACAAACTGCAGGCGTGTTACCGCATCCTCCACAAGAGTTGCAAGGAAAAGAATTTAACATTCAGTATGTATCGATACTTGCTCAGGCACAGCGTATGGTAGCAACTTCTGGTCTCGGGGAGTTCAGTCAGTTCGTCGCAAATCTGTCTCAAGTATGGCCTGAAGCACGCCATAAATTCGATCCGATGCAAGCCATCGATCAATATGCTGATGCTCGCGGTGTGCCGCCATCTGTAGTTGTCAGCGACGATCAAGCGAAACAAGCTGCCGCCGAAGAAGCCAAAGTACAACAGCAGAATGAAATGATGCAGCAGAATGCGGCTATGGCTGATGCTGCAAAGACGGCATCTCAGGCGAATACAAGCAAGGACAATATGCTGGGTAACTTGATGGAACGCGCAGGGTTACAATAATGAGTAAAGAAAAAGATGTTGAAATTGCCGAGATTTCGTCCATAATGGCGAACAAGTCAGGAAGGAGTGTCATTTGGCGTATCCTGCAAATTACCGGGATCGACGATTCAACCTTCAATCCCGATCCAATTACTCATGCCTACAATGCAGGCGCGAGGGAGAAAGTGGGGATTCCGCTACGTGAGATGATTAAAGAAGCGGCCCCTGGTGAGTACCAACAAATGATAAAGGAGAAAACAAGCGATGCCTGATCCTAATAATCCAGCAGTAGAACCAGCGACCCCCGCTGATCCAAAGCCTGCAGACCCGACCCCCGCTGATCCAAAGCCTGCAGACCCGGCTCCGGCTGATCCAAAGCCTGCAGACCCGGCTCCGGCTGATCCAAAGCCTGCAGACCCGGCTCCGGCTGATCCTGCTGTAATCGAATACACCGACTTCAATCTTCCGGAAGGAATGAAAATTGATGAAGGCTTGATGGAAAAAGCTGCACCAATATTCAAGAAGCTCGGTTTGAATCAGGAACAGGCTCAGGAAGTAATCGATCTGCAAGTGGCAGTTCTTCAGCTTGATTGGCAAAAACAAGCCCGCGCTGATAAAGAATTTGGCGGGGAAAAATTTGACGAGAACATCGACACCGCGAATCTGGCTGTAACGAAACTCGGTAATGAAGGTCTCGTCAAAATGCTGGCGGATTATGGTGTGGGTAATCACCCCGATATGATCCGCTTCATGTGGAACGTAGGAAAGCTGTTGAAAGGCGACGTTCCCGGCGGCGGTAAATTAGTTCCTGATTCGGGGGCTGAAGATGTAGTAAAAACACTTTATCCAAACGGATAAGGTAAACCATAATCCACAAGGAGATTTATCATGGCAACTTTAGGCGCTTCTTTTGTCGATCTGATCGACATTTATAAGCAGCAGGATGGTCGGGGTCAGTTCGTACCGATCATCGAGATGCTGAATCAGATGAACCCTATTCTCGATGACGCGGTTGCTGTCGAGTGTAACAAGGGTACGACTCATCTGCACACTGTTCGCACCGGCCTACCCTCTGTCGCATGGGGGCGCTTGTATCAGGGCATCCCTCAGAGCAAATCCGGCAAGGCTCAAGTCGAAGATACTACCGGTTTCGTTGAAGCCCTTAGCACCATCGACGAACGCCTGTTGGCACTGTCCACAAACTCCGGCGCAGTTCGTTTGGCTGAAGCCCAGTCGTTCCTTGAGGCAATGTCTCAGGAAGTTGCGACTCGCATTTTCTATGGCAACAGCGCAACCGATCCGGATCAGTTCATGGGTTTGGCCCCTCGCTTCAATGATTCTACTGCCCCGAATGGCAATCAGATCATCAAGGCCGGTGGTGTAGGTGCTGATAACA